TTGCGCCAATCGCCGCGCAGCGCGTCGAGATCGCTTCGCTTATGGATGCTTGGGGCAAGCGGGCGCAGGTCTCGCGCGGCGAAAAGCCCCGCGCCCATGCCAAGCGGCATGGCGGCCACGATGCGAGACAGGCGCGCCGGATTCATGCGCTGAAGCTTATCACATGACCCGCCACATCCTCTACCCCTACCAGCGCCGCTATCTGGCCGACACATCCCGCTTCAAGGCCGGTATGTGGTCGCGCCAGACGGGTAAAACCTTCACCACCACGCTGGAGGCGGTGCTCGACGTGCTCGAGGCCGAGGCCGCCGGGCGCGTGTCGCGCTGGACGATCCTCTCGGTCAGCCGCGACCGGGCGCTCGATGCCATGGACAACGGGGTCAAGCTCCACCTGCGCGCCATCGGCGCGGCCTTCGAGGCGCTGGATGAGCCGCTGGATGTGGACGAGCTCGCCCACGTGGTGAGGATCGGCCACCGCGGCAGCTACATCCGCGCCATTGCCAGCAAGCCATCCACCGCGCGCGGCATGAGCGACAACCTGATTCTGGACGAATTCGCCCACCACCAGGACAACCGCGCCATCTGGACGGCGCTGCTGCCCGTGGTCTCGCGCCCTGACCTCAAGCTGCGCGTCATCTCGACGCCCAATGGGCGCGGCGACAAGTTCTACGAGATCATGACCGCGCCGGACGGCCTGTTTTCCCGGCACGTGGTCACCATCTACGACGCCGTGGCGGACGGCCTGCCGCGCAACGTGGACGAACTCAAGCGCGCGATGAACGACCCCATCGCCTGGGCGCAGGAGTTCGAGTGCCAGTTCATCGACGAGGCCACCGCCTGGCTGCCCTACGACCTCATCGACGGCTGCGAGGATGCCGCCGCCCCCGGCGAGTACACCGGCGGCCCGGTGTACGTGGGCATGGACTTCGCCGCGCGCGGCGACCTCACGGTGATTGCCGTGCTGGAGAAGGTCGGCGACGTGCTGTGGCTGCGCGAGCTGATCGAATTGCGTGCGACGAGCTTCGCCGCGCAACTGGCCGAGCTCGACCGCGTGATGCGGCAATACCGCGTCATCCGCGCCGCGCTGGACCAGACGGGGCTGGGCGAGATGCCGGTGCAGGAAGCGCAGCGGCGGCACGGCGCCTATCGCGTCGAGGGGGTGCTTTTCAGCCCGGCGCGCAAGCTCGACATGGCCACCGCCTTGAAGGAGGCGATGGAAGACCGCAGGCTGCGCCTGCCCGCCGGCAACGCGGCCCTGCGCGCCGACCTGCATTCCGTGCAGCGGGTGGCCGGCCCCACCGGCGCGCCGCGCCTGGTGGCCGAGCGCAGCGAGCAAGGCCACGCCGACCGCTTCTGGGCGCTGGCGCTGGCGGTCTCGGCCAGCCTCGATGCCGCCCCGGCCTATGACGGCTTCGTGCCGCTGCCGCGCCGTCCAGCCAAACCGGACTTCGATGACGCGCCCCGATACGGCGGGCGCGGGGAGGTATTCGCATGACCGAGACCATCCGGCCCGCGGCCCTGCGCGAGCCGCAGACCGCGCGCGTGGCCCGCTACGCACGCCCCTGGCACGAGTCGGCCCTGGCGGGCCTCAAACCGGCCACCGTGGCGCGCATGCTGCGCGAGGCCGACGCGGGCGACCTCTGCGCCCAATCGCGGCTCTTCGCCGACATGGAAGACCGCGACGCCATGATCGCCGCCGCCATGCAGCAGCGGGCGCTTGCCATCGCGCGGCTGCCGAGGAAGATCGAACCACCCAAGGACGCCTCGACATCTGAAAAACGCGCCACCGAGGCCATCGGCGGGTGGCTCGACGGCATGAGCGACGCCATCGAGGACGCCATCGTGGCGCTGATGGACGCCGTGGGGCATGGGTTTTCCGCCATCGAGATCGTGTGGGACAGGGGCGACGGCCTGTGGCTGCCGCAGCTGCACGCCCGCCCGCACGACTGGTTCGCCATCTCCGAGGATCGCCGCCGCATCGAGCTTGCCACCGACGCCGGATCGGAGCCACTGCGCCCCTATACGTGGATCCTGCACCAGCCGCGCATGCCGCGCGCAGGGTATGTGGCGCGCGGCGGCATCTACCGCGCCATCGTCTGGCCGTTCGTCTACAAGGCCTATGCCATCGGCGACTTCGCCGAGTTCCTGGAGACCTTCGGCCTGCCCTTCGTCATCGGCAAATACGGGCGGGAGGCGACCGAGGAAGACAAGAGCCGGCTGCTCGCCGCCGTGGCCAGCCTCGCCCACGATGCGCGCGCCATCATGCCGCTGGAAATGCAGCTCGACATCCAGCGCGTAGCATCCAGCGGCAGCGACAGCCCGCATCTGGCCATGGTGCGTTGGGCGGACGAGGCCATCGCGCGCGCCATCCTTGGGCAGACGCTCTCCACCCAGGCCCGAAGCACCGGCCTAGGCTCCGGCGTGGCCGACATGCACGAGCGCGTGCGCGAGGACATCCGCGACGCCGACGCGCGTCAGGTGGCCGCCACGCTCACGCACGACCTCATCGCGCCCTTTGCCGCGCTGAACTTCGGCGTCCCGCCAGACCGCTGCCCGCGCCTCGTCTTCGACACCAGCGAGCCCGACGACATCGCCACCTACGCCCAGGCCATCCCGGCGCTGGCGACCGCCGGCGTGCGCATCCCCGAGCGCTGGGTGCGCCAGCGCCTGGGCATCCCCGACCCGGCCGATGACGAGCCGGTGTTGGGCGGCACAGCGCCGCCTCCCGCGCCCGACACCGAAGCCAATGCCGCGCAGCTTGTCGCATGCAATGCGGGCACGGCGGACGGCTGGCGCGACGCAGCCGACGACCCCACGCCCGTCACCGCCATGGTCGAGCGCATGGACATCGAGGCCGCGCCCGCCTGGGGCGTGATCCTCGACGCCGTGCGCCGCCTGGTCGATGAGGCCGAAAGCCTCGAGGCCCTGCGCGATGCGCTCCTTGCCGCCTACGGCGACCTGCCCAGCGACCGGCTCGCAGAAGTGATGGCGCTCGGCTTTGCCGCCGCGCATCTGGCCGGGCGCTATGACGTGGAGACGGAAAGTGGCGGACGACGCTGACATCACGCAAGCGCGCCTGGAGCGCGAGGAGGCGCTGCGCCGCCGCCCGCGGCCCGCGCCCGCCTTGCCTTACTGCGGCCAGTGCTACTGGTGCGGCGAGCCCCTGCCGTCCCCACGCCGCTGGTGCGACGCCGACTGCCGCGACGACTGGGAGCGCGACCATGCCCGCCGCCGCACGCGCGCCTGAGGTCGCGGCAGCGCTCAAGCTGCCGTTTGCCGAGCAGATCGCCTTCTTCCGCGGCAAGCTCGGGCGGCTCGTGCCCACCGCCAAGTGGACCGACCTCTGGCAGCAGGAGCACGACGTGGCCTTCATGGTCGCCGGTGCGGCCAAGGCCGATCTGCTGGCCGACCTGGCCGAGGCGGTGAACAAGGCGATCAGCAACGGCGAGACGATCCAGCAGTTCCGCCGCCGCTTCCTGGAGATCATCCAGCGCCACGGCTGGGCGGGCTTTACCGGCGACGACCGCACCGCCGACCGGCCCCAGGGCGGCCGCGGCCTGGCCTGGCGCACGCGCGTCATCTACGAGACCAACCTGCTCACCAGCTACGCCGCCGGCCGCCGCGCCCAGCTGGAGGACGGCGGCTACACCCACTGGATGTACAAGCACTCGGACTTCGTGCAGCGCCCGCGCCCGCATCACGTGGCGCTGAACGGCATCGTGCGCCCCAAAAATGACCCCTTCTGGCAGACGCACTATCCGCCCAACGGCTGGGGTTGCCGCTGTCGGGTGCTTGGCGTGCGCGGCCCCGCGCAGGCGCGCCGCCTGGGCGGCGACTGGGACAAGCCGCTGCCCTCGTGGGCCGGGCAGACCGACCCCAAGACCGGCGCGCCGGTGGGGGTGGACAAGGGGTTCGGCTATATGCCCGGCGGCAGCGTGGTGGATCGGGTGCGGGCGCTGACGCCCAAGCTCGACCGGCTGCCGGCGGCCCCGTCGGTGGCGCTGATCCAGGAGTGGCTCAAGACCGAAGCCTTCGCCGCCTGGTATGCCGCCCCGTCGGGATCGTGGCCGCTGGCTCGACTGCCCGATGCCGACGCGCAAGCGCTGGGCGCGCGCGAGGGGGTGCGGGTGGCGCAGATGAGCGAACAGACCGCCGCCAAACAGCGCGCCGTGCATCCCGAAATCACGCCGCAGGAATACGCCCAGGCGCAGCGCGTCATTGATGGGGCGACGGCCAAGGCGATACAAGACAATGTAGACGCCCAAGGCCGAAAGACTGGAACCCAAAGCCTGGTGTACGTGATCGAGGAGGCATCCGCCGAAACCGGCGGTCACGTGCTGGTGGTCAAGGCGACGCGAAGCGGTGACGCGCTATGGATCACCAGTTTCAGGCGCTTGTCCCGCGATGCCGCGGCGCGGGACGCTGAGGTGTCCAGAGTGTTGCGCGGGGAACGAAGAAAATGAGGCAGCGCCTGGGCTGCCTCGTGGGTGTTGCGCGACGGGCTCCCCTGACCGCCGACAGAACCTTTGGGCCCCAGGCCTGCCCTCACCAGATGGCGGGAGACTTTGCCGCAACACCTTGGCATCAATATAGCACACCAACGAGGACTCGCCGGATCGACCTCGCGGGGCTGGCGTGGCGGGCTCCCCTGACCGCCACGAGGGCCTTGCGACCCCGGTGGGTGAAATTCCCCACCAACCTTCGGTGTCCGGCGCACCTTCAGCTACTGCCGGGAGACTTTGCCGCCAACCCTTGCGTGCAGTATAGCCCATGATCCGCATCGACATCGACGACCGCGAAGTGCGGCAGGCGCTCGAAAACCTCCAGCGCCGCGTCTCGGACCTCACCCCCGTCATGCACGACATCGGCCAGGTGCTGGTGGAGGGCATGCGCGCGCGGCTGCGCGACAGCCGCGACGTGGAGGGCCGGCCCTTCGCGCCCAACTCGCCCGTGACGCTGGCACGCAAGAAGGGCACCCGCCCCCTGGTGGACTCCGGCATGATGGCCAGCCAGTTCGCCTACCAGGCCGGGCGCGATTATGTCGAGGCCGGCAGCAACGCCGTGCAGGCCGCCACGCTGCACTTCGGCGCCAAGCGCGGCGCGCACGGCAAGACCCGCCGCGGCGCGCCCATCCCATGGGGCGACATCCCGGCGCGTCCCTTCGTCGGCCTGTCCAGCGAGGACAAGGAGGCCGTGCTGGAGACCATCACCGAGGCGCTGGAGCGGGCTACGCAAGGCCGCTGACGCCGCGCCTCGTCGCCTGCAATCCGCTCAAAACAGGCTCGCCTGCGCCTCATCCTGCGGCTCCGGCGACCCCAGGATCGCCCACACCCGCCGCTCGGAGAGCCGAAAACGCCGCGCGATGTCCTGCACCCGCTCGCCGCGATCGCAGGCGGCCCGGATCTGCGCATCGCGGATGCGCCGCAGTTCGCCGCAGAGCATGGGAATGTACAGCCGCGTGCCGCCGGCGTAACGCGCCAGCGCCTCCTGCGCCGCCAGCGGTAGATCCAGCAACGGCCCGTCCATCGGCACCTTGGCCGGGATATACAGATCCAGGCCGCCGGCCACCTGCGCCAGCGTCACGAGCGCCTCGCGCCCGATCAGGCGCTCCAGATCATGCGCGGCCATCGCTCGATCCGATCCGGTACTCGAAGCGCTCGCGCCCAACCCGGCGGCAGGCCACCGGAATCCCGTTGGCGCGCAGCTCCGCCACGCAAGAGTTGACGGCGCACACGCCCGCGCCGACCACGATGTCGAGCGTAGAGTACCAACGCCCGTCAGAGAGCAGCTCCAGCACCCGCTGCAAGCGCGGCGAGCGCTCTAGCCGCGCAGCGTGAATACTTGCCATGTCGCACCTCCAAAGCGCTTCGGCCACAGCGCGTCAGGTGCCCTCCGGATAGGGGTTTGCGCGCCACCCGCACAGTGCAGGCGCCGCGCAAATCCTTATCATGATACAAGTTTTTGACGCGCTTGTTGCAGCATCGCGCGGATGCGCTCGCGCTCCTGCGGCGTCGGCGGCGGCGGATCGAGCCGCAGCGGCTCTGGGCGCGGTGGCAGATGCTCCCACAGCTGCGCGGGCGCCGGCCAGCGCGTGGCGTGCGCAGCCAGCGCCCGAAACGCCTGCCGCAGGCGCGGCGCATCCTCCTGCGCCGACCAGCGCCCAGCGCGCAGCCACAGCGCGTCCGCCCACGCCAGCGCCACCGCCTGCACCGTATCGGCGCTCGGGCAGCCATCCAGCCGCAGCACCAGCAGGCGTTGCACGCCTTCGGCCACCTCGGCCACCAGCCAGCCCGGCACCGCCTCATCCGCGCTCATCTCGCCGCTCCCGCATCATCGCCGCGGGCGCGGCGCTTGAGATCCTCGAGCGCCATCAACCCCCCGAGGGTCGCCGATGGGGCGACCGCATTGGCGCGCGCGCGCCGGCCACCCGTTGCCTCGGCCGCATCGGCCACCACCGCCGGCATCGCCTGCGCCGCCCGCGGCACCCCCTCCAGCACGCGCTTCAGATAGCCGTGGCTCGACAGCGCCCGTCCATCGCCCGCCTCGCGCTTGCCGCGCAGCTGCTCCACCGTCTGGCTGAGCGCCGCGGCCAGCCGCGCCGCATCCGGATCCAGCGCCAGCACTTCGCGCGCCAGCCGCAGCGCCCGTTCCCACGACAGCGCCCGGCTGGGCGAGCGCCACAGCCCCAGATACGCCACCAGCGCCCGGCCTAACGTCGCCTCCAATCCGGACAAAATCGCCATCATCTCGCGCGCCGCATCATCCTCGGCCCACGCCTCCAGCGCCGCCTCGGCGTGGCACACAGGGCAGCGCAGCCTCATGCCCACCCCCGGCTCACTTCACGCTGCCCGGCGTGGCGCTGGCGCTGCGCCAGCCAGCGCCGCAGCCCGCTAATAACCGCCGTGGCCTGCCCGCGGGTGATGAAGCGCACATCCTCCACCTCGCATGTGCGCCGCACAAAGCCGCGCAAGGCGCCATCGTCAAGCCCGCTCCAGCCCATGGCCAGGGCAAGCCGCTCGATCTCGGCCAGCTGCTGCTCGGTGGGACGGCCCCAGCCCGCGCCCCCCCGTGGCGGCGGGGCGGGGATGCCGATGTCGGCGCCCCGGCGCTTCAACTCCCAGCACCAGCCCACCAACTGCGCGTCACTGAAGTCGCGCAGACTGGCCTTGCCAGCAAACGCCATCTGCGCCGCCCGGCGCGTCTCTTCATCCATCCCCAGCTGCGCCGCTGCCTTGTGCGCCACGCCCAACAGCACGCGCCGTCTCGTCTTGGCATCCACGATACATCCTCCATCGCGTCGATCCCGTGCATGCCCACGCGCCCATGGCGCATGGGCATGGGCTGGATCACGCAGACACCACGCCGTCTTCGCCTGCCCAGTCGCCCACCAGCGCGCGGGCCGCCACCATGGCCGCCTCGCCCGTGCCGTGCACCGCGATGTGCCGCAGCGCGCTTTCGTAGCGCTCCATCCACGCCATCAGGCCAGCCACCTGCCGCGCCTCCCACACCGTGCCGCCGCCGCGCGCAATCCGCGCCGGCAGCTCGGTGTCGATCGCCCGCACCGGCGGCGCGGCCAGCGCGGCGTCTTCCCCATCCTCGATCAGGTCGATCGCCAGCGCCGCCATGTCACTTCTCCGCCATGATGCGCACTGTCGTGCCAGAGCGCACCGTCAGCAGCGCCCGGTAAGCCGGCGCCATCGGATCGTCGCCGTCGGCGCTCATCTCAATGAGCGCCTCACTCGGCTTGTAGCTCACCGACTCGCTCACCAGGTCGCCGAAGCGCTCGCCCAGCAGCTCGCGCAGCTTGTCCGCATCCTTGATGCCCACGCTCGTGGTCTTGGCCACGCTGACGCGGCACACCCCCGGCACCACCAGGCTGCGGCCGGCGCCCACGCCCTCGGCCAACTCGGCCTTCAGGCCCTTGAGCTTCTCATCCAGCTCATCGATGCGCTTGACCAGCCCCATGGCCCGCATCGCCGCCTGCACCAGCTTCGGCGCCACCGCCTCCAGCCGCTCATCCGAGCCGTGCACCTCGATCCACGCCGCCGGCTTGCCCGCCGCCGCCTCAGACGCCTGCGCCTGAACCTGAATTGCTTTCTCCGTCTTTGCCATTTTTTTTACTCCAAGGTCCGCCCGCCGGCCAGCGGGCCTTGCCCTCATGAAACCTTGCGCCTAGCATGTCCACATGTTCAGCCCGCTGCGCTTCCTCAAGCGCCGTTTCTTCTTCCGCAGGCGCGCCAGATCGCCAGCTACGCTTGCTGACGTGCTCAAGGCGTCCCACCACGCCCAAGACCAGCTCGACGGGCTGTACGGCGAGCTGACCTCAGCGCTGCTCGGCATCGACGCCCGCCTAGACCGTATCGAGGCCAGGCTTGATGCGGTCTTCCGCATACTCGACGCCATAGCGAAGATCGACCCAGGCCAGCGCCAGATCTTCGAGCGCGCGCTCCACGCGCTGGCGGAAACGCTCGAGCTCGACATACGGGACATCGACACCGATCTTCTCGACGGCCACCTGCCGCGCCACCTCGAGCCCGACGCCGCGCAGCGCGCCAATCGCCTCGGGCTCGTACTGGAAGCTGTCGCCCAGGCGCTCGACAATCTTCGCCATTAGTTCCGCAGGTGCCTGGTCGATGCCGCGATCCACGCCGCGCCTGCGGGCCAGAGCACCGTAGACCTGACACGCCGCCATCGCTTCATGCCAGGCGTCATCCATAGTCATCGTCATCGCCATCTCCTCAAACCATCTCCGCCACCCGGCAGCCCGTGCAGTCCTCGCGCGGGCAGGCCCGGCAGATCGCCTCTGGGTCCAGCGCCGCCTCCCGCCGCGCCGCCTCCACCACCGCCACGAGGCGCGCATAGCGCTCTGGCAGCGTGGTGTTGTCCGTCGGGTACTTCCCAGATCGGATCTGGCTGGCGGTGGGCTTGCTGCACCCCAGGATCACGGCGATATCCTCCAGGTTCATGCGCCGATCTCGCACAGACGCTTGAGGACAGCGCGCTGCACACCCTTTTGCAGATCAGGGACTTCCAGCGCCGCGCGCAATTGCTGCGGATCCGTCATCCTGCGCACCGCCTCGATGCGCTCTGACGCGCAGGCGTAATACGTCCAGCCGATCTCCTGGTAGTACCGCGCCCGGAAAGGCCAGTGGATGCGGTCATAGTCATCGCTCATGATCCCCATTTCACGCCTCCACCGCATACCGATTCGCCATCCACTTCGCCGCCAGCTCCAGCACCGCAGGCGTGAGCGCCTGCATGCCGTTCTGCGCCATGATCCGCCGGCACTCCTCGGCCAGTTCCACCGCCTCGCGGTAGTTGCCCTTGCGGCACGCCTGCCAGAAGGCGGTCACCAGCTCCTTGTCAGTGATGTCGCCGAAGGCCGGCCGGACCACGTGCGCATAGGTCTCGGCGCGGTCCAGGTGCCGCGTGCCGGCGCGCTTGGCGCCGATGCGGCTGCCCAGCTGCACCAAAAGCGGCCGCGTGCGCGCGTCGGTGAACTTACGGGTGTAGAGCTCGGTGCCGATCAACAGCACCGCAAAGCCGCACTCGTCGGCCAGATACCGGATGGTCTCCAGCACCCGCCAGGAGAGCTTGTTGGCCTCGTCGATCACCAGCATCACCCGCTCGGCCTCCGCGCCGCGCCGTAGCACGCGGTCGGCGCTGCCCGGCCCTTCCATGCCGATGGCCGCGGCCACCGTCGCAAGCAGCTGATGGCGCGTCATGCCATCCCAGGCGGCAATCCTGATCGCCCCCAGCTTCTGCACCACCGCGCGCCCGGCCATGGTCTTGCCGGTGCCGGCCGGCCCGGTGATCTCGCCGATGGGGTTGTCGCTGGCCATCACCAGATCGGCCAGGGCCAGCGCCTCTTTCACTGCCTTCGTTTCCCGGATATCCTTCACGTTGCTTCCTCACGTCGTGCCATCAACTCCCGGCGCGCCGCCTGCCAGCGGCCGCCGGACCTCAAAACCCCAGCGCCCGCGCGGCCTTCGTCTCTTCATCCTCGAAGGCCAGCCTTGTGAGCGCCTCTGCCTCCTTCGCCGCCTTGGCCCGCGCCATCAGCGCCTTGGCCTGCTCTGAGAGCTCAGCGCGCGCCCGCGCATAGGCGCGCGCCATGTCGGCCAGCTCGCCGCTGGCTTCCACCACCTCGGCGGCCTCGCTGGCGCGGTCCAGCGTCGCCTGCAATCCGAGCATCTGCGCCCGGAAACCGGCCACCTGCGCCTGATCCAGCACGCCGCCGGCCTGCTCCACCTTCTCGGCCATCAACAGCCGCAGCGCCTGACGGCGGCGGCCCGCCTCCTTCGCCCCGGCATCGTCCAGAATCCCGAACACCCGCTCCGGCGCGGCCACGCCCAGCACCTCGCCCTTGTGGATGACCAGCAGCGCCTCGAACTCCGGCGCCGCGATGCGCGGGTAGGCCACCTCCACGCGGCCCTCGATGCCCATCAGGAAGTCCGCCGTCCAGGTCATGCCGCGGTACTGGATCGCGCCGCGGTTCACCGTGCGCACCTCGCGGTCGGCAAAGGCCAGCATCAGCGCCACCCGGTCGATGCGCATCGGCTTCCAGCCCGCATCGAGCGCGCGGTCGATCTTCTGCTGCGGGGAGAGGCCGCCCATGTGCTCGCCGCCCTGCGGCGTGGCGTGGTAGTCATCCAGCGTCGCAGCCAGCCACTGCCGCACCGCCTCGTAGTCGCTCACCACCGGGTTTTTGCCCAGGCTGGCCACCTTCTTGGCCATGCGGTTGCCGCCCACATAGCCCAGCCACCAGCCCAGCCAGCGCCCGAGGTTGCCAAACTGCCCCTCGATGCGCTTGCCGCGCGGGTGGAAAGGGATCGAGCGCACCACCCGCCCGCTCTCGGGCAGCAGCGCCGCCTCATCCGCCCGGAAGCGCTGGCCGGTCAGCTCCGCCAGCTGCGCCCAGGCAAACAGCAACTCCTCCCACTTGTATTCGCTGCCGTTGTCCAGGTAGAGCCGCTTGGGCGCGCCGAACGGCGCCTGCTCGCACAGCCGGCAAAAGCTCGCCGCCACGTGCTCGCGCCGCACGCCTTCGCCCTTCTCGCACAGGAACAGGTCGATCCACAGCCAGTTCGTGGCCACGTCGTGCCAGCTGATCATCCGCGCATAGGCCGTGCTGCCATCGGGACGCGCCACCGGAATGTCCAGCGGCGAGATGTCGCCGCACACCAGATCGCCCGGCAGCAGCCCCGCCGCCGTGCGCTTCACCGGCGTCAGGTTCCGGTCATACACCCCCTTGGCATCGCGCCGCGCCCGGCCCGCCACGCGGAACTGCTGGCCCTCGGCCTCCGCGAAGCGGCGCGGGTAGGGCAGATTGAGCAGTCGCGCCACGATATCGCTCGGCGCGCCCATCTCATGCAGCGCCCGGCCCACGGCGGCGGTGGCCGTCAGCCACGCCTGCCGCGCCGACGGCGCGCCGCCCACCCAGGCCGCGCGCACCGCCTGCACCATCCGCTCGGCCAGCTGCGGCACATCCAGGCCGGTGGCACGCGCCGCATCCTCGGCCCACACCATCCAGGGCGCAGACACCACCACCCGCGCCTGCCCCCGGTCGGCCCGCATGCCCATGCGGGCAATCGCAATCAGCCCGCCCTCGCGCGCCTTCTCAGCCGCCGGTACACGTGCTGCCAGCCGCAGCCCAGCGCGCGGCCGATATCCTCCGCCGTCGCCCGCCGCCCGCGGTGCCGCTCGGGTAGGTTCAATAGCGGCCGCAAGGCCAGCATCACCACCCGCGCCCGGCGCACACGCTCGAAATCCGCCTCCGTCGGGCGGCGCGCACCCACCAGACGGCCCACCAGGATGGCGTCGGAAAGGTCGTCATCACTGGCAACCTGTAAGGAATCCTTAAATGTTGCCCGCGTGGTGGCGGGGGCAGCCGGAATCGAACCGGCCCCACGGGTTAGCGGCCCGTTGCCCGCGTCCTCGGCCACCGTCGTGGCCGGTGCCATCGGGTACCCCTGCGGCACGGCAGTACTACCGCCCGCAGCGAAGGCGCCTCCAGCGCCACCCCCGCCGGTGAGCCCACCCGCGCCGGTGGCCGCCGGGCTGGTGTGGACGGGGAGAGGGCACGCCCCCGCCTGGATGAGCTCGCCGCCGGGGGCGGGCAGAACGACAGAAGGCGCTACATCCGGCGCAGCGGGCGCCGTCACCGCTCCCGCTCCACGCGCGCCGCGTGCGCTAGGTTCAGACCCGCCCACAGCATCGCCACGGCCTCCGCCTCGTGACGGCTCGAAAACCTCGGCGGCGGCACCGGCGCCCCCAGCCGCTCCGCAATCGGCGACCAGTACGGCACCCACCGCACAGGCGACCCCGGCCGGCCGTTGCCCGTGCGCACGATGGACGCCACCAGCACCGGCCCGCACATCACCCGCGAGACGGGCTTCATGGGCTTGACTTTCATGGGTGTGCTCCTCTGTCATCCGCGCCGCAAACCGCGCGTAGTAATCCCGCTGCGCCTCGATCGGCAGTGAGTCGAGCAGGATTTCGATGCCTTTTCCTCGCTCTTTTGAGCGAAAT